CTTGAACGTGAAGTTGCTAAATATGATGAGGCACACATTCGCAAGGGTCGTGCTCTCGGTGAGTTAGGACATCCAGATGGACCTTCCATCAATCTGGATAAAGTATCTCACAAAATAGAATCTCTTAAAGCAGAAGGTAATAATTTTATTGGACGTGCAAAGATTCTTGATACACCTAACGGGAGGATTGCAAAATCTCTTCTTGATGAGGGTGTAAAACTTGGAGTCTCTAGTCGTGGTATGGGTTCTCTTAAACAACAAGAGGGATGTAACGTAGTACAAGATGACTTTATGCTTGCAACTGCTGCTGATATAGTAGCAGATCCATCAGCACCCGATGCTTTTGTTGATGGAATTATGGAAGGAAAAGAATGGGTTTGGGATAATGGCATACTTAAAGAGGCTGCTATTGCTCAAATGAAGCAAGAAATTGATAAAGCAACTCTAATAAACTTACAAGAACGGAAGGTTTCCGCATTCAGTCAGTTTTTGCAGAGTTTATAATTTATAAATAAATAAAGACAACGCAATGTTAATCGGAGTTTAAAGAAATGTCTGAGACCTCTACTAAAGAGATTGATAATATGGAGCAAGTGAGCGAAGACGCAGCTACTGGTTCTACAGCAATCAAGAAAGGTGCAACCGCAGGAGAAAAGATCGATACTTCTGGGGCAAAACATACTAATATCGGTGGATCTGATAGTAAGTCAGAAGAAGGTGCTAAGGGTACGAAAAACCTTGGGGCATCTGCTGCTGGTTCTACTTCAGTTGAAGGAGATAAGTCTATTAAGACGAAATCTTCTGACGCAGGTACTGGTAACGTAAGTGCTGGATTGTCTGGTAAAATCTTTGATGACGTGGAGGCAAAAGATGGCGAAGAAACCATCCAAGAAGAAACCCCTGAAGCCAAGTACGACTTTAGTGAAGATGTTGACGCTCTTGTCTCTGGTGAAGAGCTGAGCGAAGAGTTCAAAGAGAGAGCAAAAACAATCTTTGAAGCAGTCGTTACTGATAGGGTAAACACCGAAATTACAGCGTTGCAAGAAAGTTTTGAACAGACTCTAACTGAAGAAGTAGAGAAAATCAAAACAGAATTGGCCGAGAAGGTAGATGATTATCTGTCCTACGCTGCTGAGACCTGGTTAAAAGAGAATTCTCTTGAGGTTGAGCATGGCGTGAGAGTAGAAATGGCAGAATCATTCTTCGATGGCCTTAAAAAGCTATTCGTGGAACAGAACTTTACTGTACCCGAAGACAAATTCAACCTACTTGACGGTATGGCTGAAGAGTTAAATGATATGGAGACTAAGCTCAACGAACAGATCGACTCTAATGTATCTTTGAATAAGAGGATTGGAGAGTTTGTTAAAATGGAAATTGTGAACGAATGTGCAACTGGACTTGCTGAGACCCAAAAGGAAAAGCTTGTTTCATTAGCAGAGGGTGTTGAGTTTGAAACTGAAGCAGATTTTCGTAAGAAAGTCGAAACTATCAAGGAGTCATACTTCACTAGGAAGGCTGAAGTCGTTGCAGAAGCAAAGACTGACCCCACCGAAGAAGCAACTGCACCATTGGTAGAGGATACAACAAGTGGCACAATGTCTAAGTACGTTGATGCACTATCACGTTGGTCTAATTAATTAATCAAACTACTTTAAAAGGAAAATAACTAATGTCTAACATTAAACAACTCCAGGAGAAGTGGGCACCCGTTTTGAATCACGATTCAGTTCCTGAGATCGAAGATTCCTATAAAAAAGGCGTTGTCGCACAACTTCTAGAGAACCAAGAAAAAGCACAGATAGAAGAGGGTCATGTTCTTAACGAAACTCTTCAAACTGTAGGCACAGGAGGATACGGTGCTGACTCAACTGCAACAGGTCCTGTTGCTGGTTTCGACCCAGTTCTTATCTCTCTTATCCGTCGTTCAATGCCTAAGCTAATTGCTTATGACATTGCTGGTGTTCAACCAATGACAGGTCCAACAGGACTTATCTTTGCGATGAGAACCAACTACGGTACAGAAAGAGATGCTACGGATGCAGCATACAGAGAGGCATTCTTCAATGAGCCTAACGCTGGTTTCTCAGGTGGCCCAGGTAATCGTCTTGCTGACTATGATCCTAGTGCTTCTGATGCAACTAACGACGCTCAAGGTAACAACCCTTCTGTTCTAAACGACTCTTCACCAGGAACTTACGAGTTAACAGGTGATGCTCAAGGCATGGCAACAACCACTGCTGAAGCATTAGATGACGCTGCTGCTGCAACGGCATTCAGAGAGATGGGATTCAGCATAGAGAAAGTTACGGTGACTGCAAAGTCTCGTGCTTTAAAAGCTGAGTACAGTATCGAGCTTGCTCAAGACTTGAAAGCAATTCATGGTCTTGATGCCGAGCAAGAGTTGTCAAACATTCTCTCAACTGAAATACTTGCTGAAATCAACAGAGAAGTTGTTCGTACAATCTACGTTAACGCAGTAGAAGGTGCTCAGAACAATACTGCTGATGCTGGTGTATTTGACCTTGACGTTGACTCCAACGGTAGATGGTCAGTTGAGAAGTTCAAAGGACTACTCTTCCAGATAGAAAGAGATGCTAACGCTATCGGGCAGCAAACTCGTCGTGGGAAGGGCAACATCCTCATCTGCTCTGCTGATGTGGCTTCTGCTCTTGGAATGGCTGGTGTACTAGATTACACACCTGCTCTTTCTGGTAACAATGCTCTTACTGGTGTTGATGATACTGCAAGTACTCTTGTTGGTACTCTTAACGGACGCATCAAGGTTTACGTTGATCCTTATTCTGCTAACGTTGCTGACAAGCATTTTTACGTTGCTGGTTACAAAGGAACTTCTCCTTATGACGCTGGATTATTCTATTGCCCATATGTACCTCTACAGCAGGTCAGAGCAATCAATCCTAACACCTTCCAACCAAAAATTGGATTTAAGACTCGTTACGGAATGGTATCAAACCCATTTGCTCAAGGTCTTACACAAGGTTCTGGTGCTCTTACAGCTAATACTAACAAGTATTACAGACGTGTACAGGTTGCAAACCTAATGTAATATAAATATCTCGGTTCGAGATGGATCAAAGAGACCCTACGGGGTCTCTTTTTTTGTACCTAAATATTCTTATAATTGTAGTGAGTGACTATGCAATTCAATGAAAGAGAGATGAATCGTATCCTATTGGCATGTGAATATTATTACCAGTATACAACTGGTGACAGAAAAATAGAGTATGATAAACTAATAGATAAGTTGCATAGCTATGAAGAGGAATATGAATGTCCTGATTGTGTTGTGTGTAACATACATTCTTAATTCATTATGATTGAAAAAGGTGACAAGATAGTTAGGATGGTGCTGATGAGTCCACACGAGGCAGACCACTTATACAAGAAAGAAAACGGCACATTCTATTGGTGTCATCACAGAAAAAGTGGTGACACCTTTTCTATACCTGAGATACAGATGGAGATGTTTGAACGTCCACGACCTAAACCTCATCAGTTTACACAAGAGCAACTTGACCGTGCTCCACATCATAACATCTTAGAGAAATACTATGGTAAGGATTGGAAACCCGTACCACAAGAAGGACTTGGGGATCATTACTAATGAAATTATTTGTTGTACCTGCATACACATGTAAGCATCCTATATTTCCTCATCATAATACTGTTGATATAATGTATGATGCTATTAACAAACATGAGTGTGACCAATTTGATTGGTATGCTTACCTTGAGTTTATAAGTGAAACCCAATACGATTTCGGAGGAGGATAAGTATATGAACATTAATCAATTTATGGTACCTGAGGTCAATATAGTTATTGATACCTTTAGAAAGGCTTTAAAAAATCCAAAGAATTTTGAGGATGATGTAAGTTGTACAAGAAATGGTATTCAAACTAAAAATATTTTTATATTAAATGATTTTAAACCTATACTTCAGTTACTTCAAGATATTAGAAATAGTTTAACTGAATCGGTTGGAAGAAAGATGGAATATTATTGGGCTCATATGATCGAATATGAAGAGGGTGGATGGCAAGCAATGCATCATCACGCACCACAAGAAGATATCTCATTTATCTTATATCTAACTAATAATGATGATGGTCAAACATATTTTAAAATTGATCATGGTGATGGGTTAGATTATGAGGTGCATACGTTTCCTAAAAAAGGGAAGTTAGTTTTCTTTGATGCTAATTATGATCATGGTGCTAAAGTAACTAAGACTAATAAAATGATTCTTGTAGGTGGGTTGCGATTTATGAAAAAGTAATGTATAATGTTGGGGAATGAAAAATAATTATGGCAGACAAAATTACTAAGGCACGAAATCAAGTGAAGAGTAGATTTTATTACTTATTTTGGGGTGCTGCAACTGTATCAGTATTTGTAGGGCAGATGTATGTTGGGTCTGGGTATCGTCAGATGTCAAAATCATTTGATAGAATCGTAGATAGTATTGTGATTGAATTAAATGAGAGTCCTGGTGGTATGTATTACTAAATATTAGAGGAGACCTGTATGAACTAATGGCTACGATGTGGAACATGCCTTATAGTGAGGCACAGTCAAAAGCAAGATCAGTAAAGATACTAGAAACTTTTAATACTATTACTAAAGGTATGCCTGAAAAGGATTTCTTTTTTGCTGATAGTAATTGGAATGGTGGTAATGCAATGTGGCAAATCAAAGTATCTGAGTCTAACTTAGATAAGTTTGAGCAAAACATTGAAAAGTTTGATCCAGATCATGAAGGTGTTAAGACAGTAAGTGGTAAGTCTGCACTAGATTATATTTTTGGTAAGGTAAAGGTTAGGTTCTTAGCAAGTCATAAGAAGAGTGCTAAAGCAGCAGATGCTAAGACAACTGCTATGCAAGAAAGAGCATCAGCATGGATAATGCAACGTGCTATTAAAGATTCCTATACCTATAATAAGTGGACAGATATAAAATTAGATCCAAAGTATAAAGAGTTGGAAAAACTTTATCCAAATGTAGAAGAGGAATGGTTAAAGGTATTCTATGCTCAACAGGCAAGGATGTTAACAGAATTTAGTAATGTTAAATTTAAAATCTTCAATAGAGATGAAGGTTTTATGGGATATATTTCAGACATAGTAAAGAAGAAGTTTGGTGTTAGTAAGAAAGATACTTGGAACCCTGCTGACATATGGTGTATACAAAATCAAACAAAGGTTGAAGAAATAATTGATCAAACTATTGATGGTAATGGATCACAAACAATACTTGAATTGAATGCAGTATTGCGTAAACTTTTTACAGAGAGAAAGGTTGTTGGCATATCTCTTAAGAAAGTATCGGGTGCTACTGCTAAGTATGAAGAGTATAATGTTCGTAAGGATGGGTTGGAAGCAGATTATAATTTCAATGTAGATAGCATGTCAATCGATCTTAGTACTAAGAGTGAGAATGAATTCTCTACACAAGATACTAGGATCATTGTAAGTGGTAATGGTGCTGAATATAATTTTCAGATTAAAGCAAATGATTCTAAGTCCACTTCTAATTTAAAATGGGAACCTACACAGAAGGGTGCAGCTGCTGCTCGTGTTGGTAAAGCACCAGTTGATATGGTTGGTAAATTGATCAGTGATAATAAGGGTGATTTTATAAACAGACATCAGAATTTTCCATCAACAGCTACTAAGTTCTTAGAAGAGGAAAGTAAATACAGATCTTTATTTACTAAACTTAAAACAAAAAAAGTTGATACTAAGATTGCTAATGAGCAAACGTTTATTGATAATATGTTAGCAGTATATGCTAATGAACCTCACGTTGCACACAGTAAGTGTATGCAAATGGCATTCTTAGATGTGGTTGTTGATATGAAGAAGACCCAGAGAAGAGAATTTATGACAGATATGGTATTCCTAGCAGCGAAGAAGGGTAAACGCTTTGGACCATTTGGCAAACTGTACTAATGCAGCTTGAAACCTGCTGTTGTTCTGCTATGATATGGGTATCAGATGAGGAATGGATGCCCAACAAACACCTTGATCACTTAGAAGACAGTATTTTAACTGGTCGTAGGGTCGCATTGGGTGCAGTCAAGCAAGCACTATCGCTTACTGATAATATCAGTATCAAATATGATGGTGCTCCTGCTATAGTGTTTGGGATTAACCCTGAGAATGATAGGTTTTTTGTTGGCACTAAGTCCGTCTTCAACAAACGTTTAATTAAAATTAATTACAGTCATGAGGACATTGATCAAAATCATCAAGGCATTGTCGCTGACATTCTTCGGTTGGCTTTTGATAACGTTCCTCGTATCAATCGTATTGTCCAAGCTGACTGGATCGGTGTCGGTGGGGGTAGTGTTTATTGCCCTAATATTGTGCGGTATAGATTTGCCACTAAAATTACTAAAGAGATTATTCTAGCTCCGCACACAGAATATACTGCTGTTGGTCCTGATGTAGTGGGTAAACCTATTAGTAAAGCACTAATCAATACTCTGAATACATTGTCAGATAGTATTGAGTCTTCTTACTTCATAGATACTACTGCAGCAAAGGTAGTTAGGTGTCCATTTAACGGTGTTGATATCTTAGCAAAGGTTGTTGCTTTGTTACCCTTCACTAAGATACCTTCAAGTAAAAAGGCACGTGTAGAAATAGCTAAACATATAAACTGGTTTGTTCGTGATGACAGTTGGGACGTAGACTTTCCACCTGCTGATTACATGTATGATTTGTTGGATGCTAAATATAAGAGAGAGGTTAATGTCAATACCTTTAGAGTATGGCAATTAATATTTCAACTGAAGATGCGTGTACTTAATACTATCCAAACGGATGGTAGTGTTATCTGTGATATTAAAGGCAAATCAATCAATCATGAGGGGTTTGTTACTGTAGCAGATAAACAATATAAACTTGTAGACCGTCTAACATTTAGTAGAGCAAACTTTAATTTAGATAAAGATTGGACGCATGAAAAAGTTTAGTGCTTTTCTATCAGAAGCAGAACGTTCCCTAGCAGCACAGACCGCAGAAAAACTAGGTCTTAAGCACGTATCTTATGGACGCTATGCTGATCCTAGAGGTAATGTCACGCACGTTTCTAAAGATGGTAAGCTAGTAAAGCTATCAGCTGCAGAGCAAGGAGGTACACAAAAAGGTGGACAAGAAGAAGATGGAGGAAGTGAGAATAAGAGCGATCAAGGTTCGGTATCTATTACTTTCGGAAGATTTAATCCACCTACTGTTGGCCATGAAGTTTTAATTAAGAGAGTTGCTAGAGAAGCAAATGGTGGAGAGTATAGAATATATCCTAGTCAAACTCAGGACACAAAGAAGAATCCTTTAGGTCCATCAGAAAAAATTAAGTATATGAAGATGGCATATCCAGAGCATAAGGATGCCATCTCTACTGGAGAAGATCTCCGCACTATTTTTGATGTTCTTGGTGCTTTAAATGATGAAGGTTTTAGTGAAGTAAAGATTGTTGTAGGTGGTGATAGAGTATCTGAATTTAATTCTCTTGCTCAAAAATATAATGGTAAATTGTATGAGTTTGAAAATATTTTAGTTGTCTCTGCTGGTGCAAGAGATCCTGATGCTGATGATGTATCTGGTATGAGTGCATCTAAGATGAGAAAGGCTGCTGCTGAAGATGACTTTAAAACATTTGAGAAAGGTATACCAAAAGCATTAGGACCAAAAGAAAAACTTCGTCTTTATAAGTCTCTAAGATCTTCTATGCAAGTAGAAAATTTAGACGATTTCCATGATGCATCATTTAAATTATTTGAGATTGCTCCTAAGTTAGATCCCCAAGGATTGCGAGAAGCATACTTTACAGATGATTTATTTAAAGTGGGATCCTTTGTGGAGAATGATAACACTGGTCTTCTAACTAAAATTGTAAGTCGTGGTAGTAATTATGTTATCAGTATTGACGAACATGAAACTGTATATCGTTCTTGGTTGAGAGATTTAGTAGAGGTTAGCACTGAAATTGCTATCAAAGGATTTAATTGGACACCTGCAGGAGAGGTAGGGACAGATGCCCTAAGTAACTATGTTAAAAAACTTACTCCAGGTGAGTTTCTTAAGAAGATACAAAAGAAAAAGTAATTAGTATAAATAAAGAGGACAAGACCTATTACATCAAATGGATTTTAAAGAGCTTCCTGACATGTCATCTGCGTATCAAGAGATACTAGAGAAGATGAAGAAAAAAGAGCCTCGTTGGCAGGATGATGACTGCGATGGTAAGTGGTATGAGAAATCTGATACTGATGGTAAGATCAGTAAGAGAGAAAAGAAAGCAAAAGAGAAGGCATACTCTGAAGAAGTAGAGGATGTTGAAGAAGCAGTCTACGGTGGTGCTAAGAAAGAGAAGAAAGACAGTCGTATGGTTGTGACCAATGCTGATAAGAAAGCAAACACCAAGGCATATCAAAATTATAAGTCAGGTAACAAAGCATATAAAGCTGCTGACCATCTAAAGAATGAGGAGAAATCTGAGGAGCTACGTGCTACTGGAGTCTTTAGCGAAGAAGAGATTGCTAAGATAGTGGAGGCTGATTGCCTGGGAAAGATTGAGGAGAGCGAGAAAGTCGCTCAAAAGGCTTACAAGAGAGCACAAGAACTTGGAGCGAAAAGGAGATCAAAGCAAGGTGGTGGTGTAGGTAAGAGTGAGAGAGCTGGGTATAACTTAGCACAATCGGCAAGAAGTCGTAACGCATCTGCAGAAACACAAGCTGGTAATCAAACAGGTGGTGGTGCTAAGTCATTTGGATTTGCTAAGAACAAAAGTAATCCTGTGAAGTCTAAGAGCATTGGTGATACCAGTCAAAAAGGTCATGAAAGAAAGAGGGATGAAAAAACTGACGTTGGTAAGTCAGGTAAGAAACTTAAGACTCCTAAGTATAAGTTGAGTGCTACTCAGAGAGCAACTCACCATACAAGAGATGCATATAATAGAAAGGATCCTGCTAAGAATCCTAAGCATACAGCACATAAAAAGGAAGCATTTTATTTTACAGATGAAGAGTTAGATAATCTAACTGAATTGTATACGTTTACCGATGAGCAATTGGTATGTTTCTTTGAAGAAATCATATATGAAATTGCTGAAGATGAATCTGATCTACTAGAGATCTGTGAAGCACTAGAAGAAGTTGAAATTCTTGATGAAGCAACATCATTACATTCAGCACGCCCTAATGTTGCAGTGCAGAAACCTAAGAATGTAGATCTAGGTAAAGATAAAGGTGCAGAGGCACGTGAAAGGTTGAAGTCTAAGAAGACATCTAGTGATTCTAAACCTGAACCTAAGAGGTCAGATCGTTTGAGAGCTGGATTAAAGAAAGCTGGATCTGCTATTAAGAAAGGTCTTAAAGCAGCAGGTAAGAAGATAATTGGTGGTGCAGGTAAGGCTGCTGGTCATGCTGCTGGTGAATATCAAGCAGCAAGAATTAAGGCAAAGCGTTCTGCAATGTCAAGACCTACTAAACAGAATACAGATAAGAAGGATGATGGTGATGGTACAGGTGGTAAGTTAGATAAACTTCTTTCTGATGTTAAGGGTAAGAAATCTGAGACTACTACTAAAAAGGTTGTTAAGAAGAAGGTTGTTAAGAGATCATCTTCTAGTGGTGAAACACGTAAGGCAGTCGGTGGTGCTTTGAAGGCAGTCGGAAGACTTGTTAAGAAAGGTGTTAAGAAAGCAGTCGGTAAGACTTCTAGATTAATATCTAAAGGAAGTGACAAACTTGCTAGTCGTCTAGGTGAGGACTATGATAAGATTGCACATCTATATGAGTCAGGATTATTCCCTATCGAAGAGATAGAAACAATCATTGAGGAGATGCATAATGTTAACGTTTAAAGAACTTTCTGAGAAAAAAACTAAAGTCAAGATAAATCCTAAAGTGGAGGATTTGAAAGAGAAAAACAAGTGTACTGATTGTGATTGCAATCAAAACCCTTGTATTAAGTGTGGTGTAGATCACCACGCTGGACCCAAATCAGATCTTAGTCAACAAGTAACAGAAACTAATTATGCAAGTGAAGAAGAAATCTCAGAAGAAAGGCCAGAAGAAAGGAGACTCTTAACATTTAATGAATTGAATAGGTATGAAAAGGAAACTGGTAAGTCATCAGGTTCAATGAACATGCCAAAGGGTAGACCAACTTCAAAGGGTGGATCTACTAGTAAGGTAATGAGAGCAGTTAGAACTAGTATCCGTAAGGAGACTGGTAAACCACCTGGTCAGCAGAAGAAGACTAAGGGTGAGAAAGGTAACCGTCAGTATGGTGATAGGAAATTTACACCAGCAGATACGATTGCAAAACGTCGTCAGTCAAAAGCAGACGCTGAGAAATTGATGAGGGATACTCGTGGAACATAATATACAAGAGATCAGTAGTTATGCTATGGATATTAAAGCATCTAGAGCTGCTAAAAAACATGATGAACGGAAGAAGAAAAAGTATGCAGACTTTAAGAAGCAGGGAGCAGAAGCAAAGAAAAGGATTAAGTTTTACGATAAGAAGGGTAGTGGTGTTATGAAAGACGGTAAAAAAATATACGATTAGGATATATAATATAGTTGCATTATAATTTCATGACACTTTCAAAAGAAGTAGTCCTTGAGGCACTTCGGTGCTGTCGTGACGTTTATCCTCATAAACAAGATTTTCTAGTCAGTAGAAAGATAGAAGGTCATACTGTTCTTGCAGTAGAAGGTACTAATGAAACTACAGACTGGGTAACCAATCTAAAGTTTCTTATTAAGAGAGATGACTGTCACCGAGGATTTAAAAACAATGCTAATAGGACATTAGCAGAACTAGTAGTTGCTTACGAGGGACTAGATCCCAAAAGAAAATTAGTTATAGCAGGACATTCACTTGGTGGTGCTACTGCTACATTGATTGCCGATCTCTTATGGGATTCAGGTAATAAGAATGTGGCACTGGTTACTGCTGGATCTCCTAGACCAGGTGGACGTAGACTTAGACAGAGGGTTAAAGATCTTGAACATCTTCGGTTTGTGCATGGTGATGACATTGTTCCAGGGACTCCTCCTTGGCTCGCTGGCTATGTACATACTCATCCAGAGATTAAATTGAAGGATGAAAAAGACACCAGATTTGATGGTGTTGCTGACCATAATATAGGTGATTATGTTGTAGCAGCAGAGAAATATTATGCTAGTAAAAAAATAGCATTATAAATAAATATACAGATTAATATTTCGGAGTAAATTTACCATGCCATTATGGGGAAACACCGCTTCTAGTGCAGAAAATAAGCCCAAATGGCTGCCAGAAGACGAGAATTCAGATTATAATAAGGCTACCATATATGCTGACAATACGGGTTGGGTGGTAGCACCTGGTTCTAAGTCAACAGGTAACGGAAATGCTAATGCACAACCAGAAGTGCTTGCTTGTGTCGGTGGTCTAGCAACAGCTCTTGCTGCACCTACTGTAACTAAGATTCGTATTGTACAATCTTCTATTGCAGCTGGTAGTAGGACAATTACTGCTGAGGTTACATGGGATGAGAAGGTAACAGTTGCTGGATCACCTCAAGTTGTAATTGCTAACGGCAATGAAGGTACAGGTAGTGGTCGTGGACCTCACACTCTTACCTATACTGCAACTGGTTCGACTGCAAACAGGAAGCGTTTCACAGTAGCATCTCAAACTGTTGCTGAAGATGACGTATTGACACTGGGTGGAGCAAACGTAACACTTAACAGTGGTACAATTACTGACACAGCAGACGGTTCAACAGCAGCATCACTGGTACTCAGTGGTGAGACAGCAGTTACACTAACAGTTTCAGCATAGATAACAGATGATATTCAGCGAATTGAATGAGGATAACTTCGTTCTCTTCGCTATGAAACATTATGAAAATCCTCATTGTGCAACCAAAGAGGATTTCGATGAAGACATGAAGAGGTTTAAATATCTTAAGCGATTGTTTAAACGATATTTGCGAGGTGGGTCATTGAGAACCCACCTTGTTATTAACCACCTTATTATTCTTTTTAATGTTTTTGGCGAAGCGACTACACCATTACTCTTTTTTAAATTGGAGAGAGAATACTGGTGCATATTAAAAACATTCTTAATATTTTTAAATAAATATCCAGTGGGTATGATGCCAGAGTTGGATACTGATATGGATATACAAAACGAGTTGGAGCAACTATGAACGAAGAAATGATGACAACTGGATTCACTGGTGGGGATGCTGCAACAGGTCCAACTGCTGGATATGATCCTGTTCTCAAAATGAGAGCAAAGCGTAAGGCTCTTAAAGGTTTGGTAGCACCTGGTAATAAGTTATCGGATGGTAAGAAAAAGATTAAAGAGAATGCAGTAAATAAGTATGCTCCTAAGTCTCATCTTTTTCAGTATAAAGTTTCTCTTCCAGAAGTAGGTGAGACTGTTGTATATGCTAGCTCACCAGCAGAATTGAGACAGAAGTTACGTTTACTAATTAACTATCGTTACAGAGGTGACATAGAGATTGAAAGAATACTTCCTTCTAATGCATATAAGTTCTTTACAGATAAGAGACAGAAGCATTTAAGGAATGTGCAAGAGAAATCATGTTGGAAAGGATATAAGAAGGTTGGCACCAAAAAGAAAGGTGATAAGATAGTTAATGATTGTGTTAAAGAAACTGCTACGCTTGATGAAGTTAAGTCAGCATGTAAAACTCGACTGAGTAAGAAGACTCAGGAGTTAAAGAATGGCTGAAGGTGTTAATGCTGCTATTCTAGAAAGATTAGAAAAAGTTGTCTCAACCTTACAGGATAATTCTGTAAAGATGGGGCAACTTCTTGCTGTACACAATGAAAAACTTGACAAACAAGATAGAATTGATGCAGTACTCTTTGAGAAGGTAGAGTCATTGCATAGAGAAGTTAACAGGAGATCAGATGAGATCAAGAAAGGTTGTGAAAGAGACATTAAAAAGGTTGATTCTCGTCTACAGGTCATGGAAAAGAAAATGTGGTCTATTTTTGGTGCTCTTACTATTATATCTTTCTTGGTTAGTCCAATCGGACAAGTGACACTAAAAAACTTGACAAATGGTCAAGCAGCAATTAGTATAGAGAGAGAGGTCACAAGGACTATTGAGTGATTGATGTTATGTATGCTAACCTTGTGTCTTCTCGTTTAGAGAAGTTTAAGCAGGTTAGAACTGGTGTGTATACTTTTAGGTGTCCCTATTGTGGTGACTCTGAGAAGTATAAGAATAAAACACGAGGTTATTTCTTCACAAAGAAGAGTGGTCTCGTTTTTAAATGTCATAACTGTGGTGTAGGAAGGTCTTTTAGTAATTTTCTAAAGGACAATGCACAAGATGTTTATGATGAATATGTATTAGAAAGATATAAATCAGGACTTACAGGTAAGGGTAGAAATGTTGCTGACCCAAAGTTTAGTTTTGAAAAACCAACCTTTAAGAAGAAGGGAGATCTTAAGAAAGTTTCAGAGCTAAATAAGAAACATCCAGCATATGAATATATCGTAAATCGCAAACTTGATCCTTCGTTATTCTTCTTTACAGATCAATTTTGCAAGTGGACAAATGAACAAAAACCAACCTTCAAGACTATCAAGAAGGATCAATCTCGAATCATAATACCTTTTATTGATAAGGATGGAAGTTGGTTTGGTTATCAAGGAAGATCGTTAGACCCAAACGATAAGATGAGATACATCACCATCATGTTTGATGAGGATAGATCTAAAATTTACGGACTAGATAGAATTAATGAAAGTGAATCAGTTTACATTGTTGAAGGACCGTTTGACAGCACCTTCATTCAGAATTCCGTTGCGATGGCTGGGTCTGATGTTGATCCTCGGACGTTTGGTTGGAGCGATTATATTTGGGTTTATGATAACGAACCTCGCAACAGACAAATCGTTGATAGAATCTCCAAGTCCATTGGCAGAGGAGAGCAGGTAGTCATTTGGCCAAATGATATATCTGAGAAAGATATCAATGACATGATTCTAACTGGACATAACGTACAGCATGTGATAGAATCAAATACATATCATGGACTAGAAGCAAATCTTAAATTCAACAATTGGAAAAAAGTATGACCCCTGAGATCAAAGTTAAGAAACGAAATGGTAGAGGCACTGAAGCTCTGCAATTAGAAAAGGTTCATAAGATGGTCGAAATGGCCTGTAATGGGCTAGCAGGTGTCTCTGAATCTCAAGTTGAAATGAATGCTGGTCTTCAATTCTTTGATGGAATTGAGACACAAGATATTCAAGAGATCCTAATTAGATCTGCTAATGATTTGATTAGTTTGGAGACACCTAACTACCAATTTGTTGCTGCTAGGTTACTTCTATTTGGTCTTAGGAAGTCTGTATATAAATCTCATCCTGATGCACGCCCTACGCTTAAACGTCATGTCGTTGACTGTATTGCGAAAGGTGTATATGATCAAAGTATTGTTGCGAAATATACAGATGAAGAGTGGGAGAAGTTAAATAGTTTCATTGATCATGATCGAGATTATTTGTTTACCTATGCAGGACTAAGGCAAGTGGTAGATAAGTATCTCGTTCAAGATCGCAGCACAGGTGAGGTCTACGAGACACCTCAGTTCATGTATATCATGATCGCTGCTACATTATTTCAAGACGACGACCCATTTTATAGATTAGATTATGTCAGAAAATACTACAACGCAATCTCAAAGCACAGAATCAACATCCCCACGCCCGTCATGGCTGGAGTCAGATCACCCATTCGTCAATTTGCATCTTGTGTTTTGGTTGATGCTGATGACACCCTCGATAGTATCTTTAGCAGTGATATGGCTATTGGCAAATATGTCGCACAAAGGGCTGGTATTGGCATTAACGCAGGCCGAGTCAGGGGTCTCAACAGCAAAATCAGGGGTGGAGAAGTTCAACACACAGGTGTTGTACCCTTCCTTAAGAAATTCGAGTCAACTGTTAGATGCTGCACGCAAAACGGCATTAGAGGAGGGTCAGCCACTGTCCATTTTCCTATCTGGCATCAAGAAATTGAAGACATCTTGGTCCTCAAAAATAACAAAGGAACCGAAGACAACAGAGTCAGAAAACTCGACTACTCAATCCAACTAAGTAAGATTTTTTATGAGCGATTTATCTCGAATGGCACTATTAGTTTGTTCAGCCCTCATGATGTGCCTGGGCTCTATGACGCTTTTGGTAGCGATACCTTTGACCAACTCTATACTCAGTACGAGTCAGATGAATCCGTCCCTAGAAAAACTATAGGTGCTCAAGAACTTATACTAGATCTCCTTAAGGAGAGAGCAGAGACTGGTCGTATTTACATAATGAATATAGATCATTGTAATACTCATTCATCATTTAAGGATAAGATAAGTATGAGTAATCTCTGTCAAGAGATCACTCTACCTACTACACCACTCCAACATATTGATGGTAGTGGTGAGATTGCATTGTGCATTCTTTCTGCTATTAATATAGGTAAGATTAATAAACTTGAAGAGATAGATGAGTTATGTGATCTAGCAGTGCGTGGTCTTGATGCTCTTATAGACTATCAAGACTATCCAATCAAAGCAGCAGAAGAAAGCACTAAGAATCGTAGGTCACTTGGTATAGGTTACATAGGTTTAGCACATTACTTAGCTAAGAATAATGTTAAGTATGATGATCCAGAAGCATGGAAGATGGTGCATGAATTGACTGAAAGATTCCAGTATGCTTTGTTGAGTGCATCTAATGCTCTTTCAATGGAGAAAGGACCGTGCGGTTATTTCGGTAAGACTAAGTATGCTGATGGGATACTACCAATTGATACATATAAGAAAGATGTAGATGAGTTAGTAAGCAATGACCTATCATGTGACTGGGAGTTTCTTAGGGGCCGCATATCCAAATATGGGTTACGGAACTCAACACTGTCTGCACAAATGCCATCGGAGAGCAGTTCCGTTGTGTCAAATGCAACCAATGGAATCGAGCCACCTAGAGACTACTTGTCCATTAAGAAATCAAAGAAAGGGCCTCTTAAGCAGATTGTCCCGTCTTATGGGTCTTTGAAGAATAATTATACATTACTCTGGGATATGAAATCCAACAAGGGTTACATCAATGTCGTAGCAGTGATGCAAAAGTTCTTTGATCAAGGAATCAGTGGTAACTGGTCATATAATCCAGAGAATTATCCTGACAATGAGATACCTGTATCAGTGATGGCACAGGATCTACTAACAACTTACAAGTATGGGTGGAAGACTTCTTACTATCAGAATACATATGATGCTAAGAAGGATGGTGAAGATGTCAAGGAAGTTGATCAATTGATTGAGCAAATCTTAACTACTGAGGAGGAGGTCTGTGACAGCTGTGCAGTCTAAAGAAATTTCTGGTATGACAGTCTTCAATAAGCAGGCTGTTGACACTACAAAACAATTCATGTTTTTTGGAGCACCTTTGAGTGTCCAACGTTACGATCAGTATCGGTTTCCAACATTTGACAAGTTAACCCAACAGCAGTTAGGATACTTTTGGAGACCAGAAGAGGTGTCTCTACAAAAGGATAGAGCAGATTATGCACAACTCACAGATCATCAGAGACATATATTTACCAGCAACCTTAAGTATCAGATCATGCTGGACTCTGTACAAGGTCGTGCTCCTGGTATGGCTTTTATTCCTTACTGCTCTCTACCTGAGTTAGAAGCATGTATGCAAGTGTGGCAGTTTATGGAGATGATACACTCTAGATCTTACACATATATTATTAAGAATGTATATGCAGATCCTGCAGATGTATTTGATACCATCCTTCAGGATGATAATATACTCTCAAGAGCAGAGTCTGTTACTGAGTCTTATGATAACTTTTTAAACTATGCACATGAGTATGATCAAAGTAACTTATGGAAACCTGATTGGAAGGAGCATCCTAACTCAGAGTGGACAAAGAAAGATCTTAAACGTAAACTTTATAGGGCAGTAGCTAATGTTAATATCCTTGAAGGAATTAGATTCTATGTATCTTTCGCTTGCTCCTTTGCTTTTGGTGAGAATAAACTCATGGAAGGATCAGCTAAAATCTTATCTCTTATCAGTAGGGATGAAAGTCAGCACTTGGTTCTTACGCAACAGATCATGAAGAATTGGGCTAATGGTAAAGATGATCCAGAAATGCAAGTGATTGCAAGAGAAGAGAAGGATACAGTTACAGAGATGTTTAAGAAGACTGTGGATGAAGAGAAGGCATGGGCAAATTATTTGTTCAAGGATGGGAGTATGATAGGGTTGAATGATAAATTACTTCATCAATATGTTGAATGGATTGCTAACAAGAGAATGAGAGCAATAGGATTGGATCCTATCTATGATGCACCTGCTAAAAATAATCCATTACCGTGGACAGAGCATTGGTTAAATAGTAAAGGACAGCAAAACGCACCACAAGAAACGGAGATTGAAAGTTATGTCGTCGGAGGAATCAAACAAGACATCAA